TGATAGAGCGCGGCGGTCGGGACATCATCCTGGGCGTAGAACTCGACCGAGACATTCACCTGGCGCGGGCCTGGCGCGATGGCCAGGGGCAGAATTGTGCCGTACTCCTTCTCGCGCATCGCGAGAGTGTTGCTGAGCTCGACGGACGCCTGCGTAACTGTAAACATCTGATTGGGAATCACACCCATCCAGACTTCGCCGAGGTTTCCGGGAACGAGACCGTAATCCACCGGATTCGGCGTCGGCTCGACTGGAAATGTCGCGAGTCCGCCCTGGCCCGGTTGGAACGAGGCACTATCGACCAGGTCCTGCGCCATGCCGGAGAACTCGAACTCGTGGAAGTCGCCGTTCATCGAAACGGTGAACTTGTCGACTCCAACACCAGGCATGATCCGCTGTACGGCATCCGATGGATCCCAATAATCGAACATGCTGATGCTCGGCAGCGTTGTCGAGAGCGTGTAAGTCGCGGTCGCGCTCAGTGGAATGCCGGCGGGCGGCGCGGTTGAGTAAGGCGCGTTGACCACGATCACCTGCGGCGTAATCACTGCGGCGACGAAACGCATCTCATTGTTGTAGACGACGCCCTGCCCCGGCACGAGGTTGTGCTGCGAGACGAAGTAGATCGTCGATTGCGTGCTGCCGGTGCTTGTCGTCGCGCCCGGCCACAACAGACCGGGAGCGCCCATCGCCGCCTGCACCACCGGATCGTGCGGCGGCAACTGCGTTGGATCCGGCCAGTCCCGAACGTAGGAAGTTGCATCGAACGTTGTATGCTGGCGCATCCCGGCCGGCAGCCCGGGCCACGTTCGCGTTCCTGTCTTGTCTTTGCGCTGGCTCTTTTCGCGCTGGTTCTGCACCTTCATGCTCACGGCCGGAATGCGGTTCGACGAACCGATCGCGCCGACCTGACCGTACGCCGCTTCCTGAAGGCAATACCAACGGTTCGCGTTCGATAGTATGTACGCCATAATTATTCGCTGAGCTCCACTGCGAAGGTGACCTTCGCTCGCTGTACAAAATTTTTCCCGCCCATTTCCACCGGCTCGTAGCTCACGGTGTAGCCACCGGAATACGACGCGCCGTCTCCCCAATCGCCGCGCGACTCGCCAAGCAGCGCGCAGACCGCATCCACATACATTTCGGTGTTCAGTTCGATCCGGTCGAGGGTTTCCTGCGTCTGGCGAACCTCGATCGTGATGTACACCCGTCCGGAGAACTCCCGGAATTTTTCGTGCAGGATATTCTGCACCTTTTCGCAGTACACAAGCAGCGCCGGATACAGCGCCTGCCCCGACTTTTCGGCGATCTCGACGCTCACATTCTGTGAGACGATCGACCGGATCCCAACGCCCTTCAGCGTGGAATCATTCGCTTCAATCGACGTGATACGCGCGTTCACGCCCGTCGTTTGTGCGGTCAGCAGCGCGATCACCTGAGTTGTCAGCGTTCCGGAAAATCCTGCCATGGTGTCCTCTTTTCCTTTTGTTTCCGCCTAGCCACGCATGATGGATGCCGGCAGCGTTCTCACGAAGTCCGCTGACTGGCCCGTGCCCGGCGTCTGCGCGCTCGTGGAACTTCCGGGGATGTAAGTGAATGAATCGCCTGCGGGCAACGGGGTGTCGTTCTGCAGTGTCATCATCGCCAGCGCCGTCCCGATGTAGACGTTGAATCCGACAGCGGTTGCGGGTGGATTCATCGCCATCACGGTCATCACGTTGTTCGCGGCGACAACGATGGAGGCCGCGGGAGAAGGCGAGCCTTCCTGCCCCTGCATGTTGATCCATGCGATGCACGCATAGAATGTGCCGCCAGTTTGCGGCCCCGGCACGGACTGCGTGCCGAGCACCGGGATCGCCGCGACGGGCACCGGATCGTTCACGAAGCCGACGCCATTCGCGATGAACTGATCGCGCGCCGCCTGCGTCAGCTTCATGAACATGTTCCATTTCGCCTGATAACGGTCGACGAGCTGGGTGAACGCCGCATCGCGATAAACCATGGCGAGCGCCTGCATTTTTTCCCAGCGCGCCAGATCAGGAGTGACGACGACCTGGTTGATCGACGGCGGCTGAACCATTCCTCCAACGGTCGAAGCCTGCAGCCGCAGCAGCAGCGTTTCCAGCTCCGACTGCACTTCACTCATCGAGAGCTTCAGCTTCGCGGTTACGTTGATACCCACGGTCTGGGCGGTATCGAGCAGGCCGGAATCCTCGTCGATCAGATCGTCGATCGCGATGGCCGGTCCGTCTGTAAAAAGTCCCATGACTGGCTAGCTCCGTTCCTTTGAGTGCTTCGGATCATTCATCTCCCGCGCGGGCAGTACGACAACCTGGACGCGCCGCGCCGCTTCGTCCTGTTCGTGGCGCTCGCGCGCCGCGCGAAATCCCTCGTGAAAGTCTTCGGCTTCCGCCTCTGTTGCGAGACGGGCGCGTCCTTCGGCAATGAGCTTCGCCGCGACACCACGCGGGGCTTCCGCGAGCACGCCCGCTTTTCCACCTTCCGGTGTGTCGAGGCTCATGATCACGGCGTCTTTTCCCTTTACCGTTGCTTCAGCTTCCCGAACCTTTTGGTAATACGTTCGAACGTCCATTGTTTTCTCTCCTGTTACTTCGCTAAAAAGACTCTCCGGAGGCAGCACGCCATACTGCCCCCGGGGAGAATCACGACTGACTAGCTGTTGATCTGCACCGCAAAGTTATTGCGAAGGACAGCGCAGCCATACAGCACATCAACCGTGAACTGCTGCGAGAGAGTGTTGGGCTGGTAGCTCATCGTCACTCGCATACCGAAGTTGCCAAGCTCGGCGTATTCGGCGATCGCACCCGTTCCGGGCAACGGCTGCGGCAGACGGCGGATCACCAGCCCGATCGCATCGCGCTCGAACGCCAGATTGTGCGTGTTCACCGGCGTGGTGCCCGTAACCGGCACATACTGCGAACGGAACACGAAGAAGTCTTTGATCTTCCCGATGGTTCCGTCGACGATTGCCCGCAGACCAGCGTCACCAGCGGTCTGGAACTCACTGAAACGCGGAATCTGGCGCATCGCCGAGTAGGTGTTGCTGTCGACCACCAGATATTTCGGGCGATTGACAGGCACCTTCGCCTGGAAGAGCGCGGTTTCGGCCTGATCGATCACCGCTTCGGTGACCGGCGTTCCGGCCGTACCGAGCGGAGAGTTCACCGTGAAGCCGGCGTAGAGACCGAGCAGATCGCTCTCAATCCTTTGCGCGATGGCGGCCACGGCGGGCTGCATGTAGACGCGAAGCAGGTCCGGCACAGCCAGAACCTTGGTGACATCGGGAATCTGGAACGTCGCTTCCACGTGCGTGTTGAGCACGATCTGCGCGTTGGTCAGGCTGGGGTTCTGCGGTTGCACCGCCCCGCCTTCCGCGATGTTGTTGGCCACAAGCTGAGGCGCGATCGGCACATTGACCGTGTCGCCCGCCTGCGCCAGGACTGGCTCATAATCGCGGTTGACCAGGTTCCCCATGACGAGGTTTCCGACCAACGCCGGCAGCGCGTCGGCCGCCACCAGTTTCACGATTGCATTCGCCACATTTGCTGACGTAATTGAAGGCATCTTTTGTTTTCGGGACGCTGACGCGCCCTTGCTCCTTTTATTTTTTCGATCAAATAAAAAGAGGGAGCCGAAGCTCCCTCTTTGTTTGCCACTGCGTTACTTACCGCTCCCTCACGGTCGCGGCTCGGTAGGCGCCTATCTGAATGATTCGGTCGCGACTCGCAGAATTTCCAGGCGCGCCCGCTCCATCTCTTCTCTACTCATCGACGGGCCGATCTTATCGAGATCGACCGAACCGGCACCCGCCGGCGCGGACTTCTGCGTTCCCGTCATCCCTGTTCCGCCGGCAATGCGCGCCGGCAGAAATTCCGGATTCTCCTGCACGAATCCCGCGAGGAATTCGTGCAACGACTGATCGCCGTTTTCGCCGCGCGCCATCACGCGGCCATCTTCGGTGCGAACGATATCGCTCTGCACGGCTTTCCAGGCGAGATCGACTTTCGTCACGCCGAGCTTCTGCAATTCCGAGCGAATCGCGTTGGCGCGCTGTGCTTCTTCAGCGACCGCGCGCGCGCGCTTCGTTTCTTCGCCCATTTCGTTGAGCCGCTTTTCGAGCTGCTCGCGGCGGCGGCGCTCTTCCTGCAATTCCGCTTTATAGGCCGGCTCGCGCTTCTCGGTGTCCTGCCGCATGTATTCACTGATCGCCTGCTGTACTAATGCTTGTATGTCTTCCATGTTTGTCCCCCCTAAGCTGCGTCAATTTCTTCCGCGATGCGGTCTTTGATGTCCTGCCGCGCATCGCACAGATACTTCAGCGCCACCCGCTTGAACACCTGCTTTTTCAGCGTGGGCGAGTCGATGCCGAGATTCAGCAGGCTTTGCGCGTCGTTCGCTTCGCTGCTGAAGTTCGTGATGTCGAAGGAATCGAGTCCGACCACGTCGATCTTCATGCCATCCTGCCGCGCGGCCACGATGCCGTTCAGCACGTTGCGCATCGAATCCTTCACGACGTCTCCGTAGGCGCTCAGAATTTCCTGGGTCACCACGAAATCCCACTGCTTGCTTAGACCGGATTGCAGCGAGGAGCCGCCGTCGCCGGCCTGGAGCATCAGATAAGAGACGCGGTAGATCTCGTCCTTCAGGCGGTCGAGATTGTCCGCCGCAATCTGGTAAACCTTGCCATCGGGCTCGGCCCAGCCGAAGCGGTCGCCCGGGTCAAGCTGGATGTAATAGCTTTCGCCGACGATCTGGTTCCATGGGCGCTCCGAGTAAATGACGGGCATGGCGAAGAGTCCCATAGTCAACGCCCAGGCAAGTGCGTTCGATTTGTTGAAGTGCTCGAGCTGCAGCGTCGCGGCCTTGTTCGTGAGCCATAAGCCATCGCTCAGGCGTAACTCGAAAACCGGGACGCGATCGATACCGGCAAAGCCATGCGTGCCGCTCTCGACGAGATGGAGCTCGTTGTTATCGCGCTCGTAGATTTCATAGTTCTGGCGGTCATAGCGGATCCAGCGCGTGTCGCGCTTCCACCCCGACATCTTCAGGTCCTGTTTCAGCCACGACGTCCGAATGACGATCCATTCAAGCTCACCGCGCTCGTCATAACTCCAGTTCGTGACTTCGTCGGCCGTGTAAGACATCAGGTAAGCGCGGCTGCGCCCCTGCGCGTCTTCTTCGGCTCTTGACCGGGCGATTTCTTTACCGCGCGGGAAATCGACGGCAATATACGACTTCCCGCAGACGAGCGTTTCCGTCAACTGCTGGCGATAGAACTGCGCCAGCGTGGTTCCCCGCTGATCGCAGTTCTGCACGAAGCCCGCGTAAAAGTCGCGCGATTGCGGACTGCCGTCTGACAACTCGAGCACGGGCTCTTCGCGCATCAGCGTCGCGGTGTACCAATCGACGATAGAGCCGATGTAGTTTTCGTAAAACACACGCGCGAGCCGCTCACGATAAACTTCCAGCGGTTCTTTCTGGCGCCGCACGAGATACTCGGCCGCGTTCAGACGGAACTGCTCGCCGCCCGCGTAGAGATCGCGATAACGCCGCCACATGCGCGCGCGGTGCGCGTAGTCCGGATGTTCCTGTTCAATGTACGGATTCATGATTCCTCAAGTCGTTCCTTAACGCTTCCTTCAAAAAAGCGGCCGCGACTGCTCCCCTACTGTTCTGCCCGTGTTCTGCGCGTGGTGCCAGATCAGGTAGCCGAGCGCATCCGAAGCATGCGTGCGGCGCCGGTCTTTGGTTTTGTCGATCTGCGTCGACTCTTCCTCGTACGCGACCTGCTCGAAATCTTCAATCAGCTCTTTACAGCGCGGCGACACAATCAGGCGCGTCTCGTCGTTCGCGTTCAATAGCCTTGCGTTCACCAAACCAACCCTCGCGCGGACGCTGGGATTGGATTTCGGGACCCGGAGAATCAGTTTCTTTCCGCGAGCCAGAAAATACTTCTTCACAGTCTGGTAGTCGGAATCCTCCGACGTCGTGTGATTCGCTCCACCGCTCGCGTCCCCATACACCACCAGGCCAGCCGGCGGCAGACCGAATTTCTTCTCGAAGACTTCGCATGCTTCCTCTGTGCTCGCTCTCCGCAGGACGATTTCGTCCAGCACTTTTACTTCGTCGCCGCGAATCTGCGCCACGATGGAGCAGAGCGGGTCGACATTGAAATCCATGGCCCAGCAAACTTCGAGCGTTGGATCCATTTCCACTTCGCCGACGTTTCTCTGGCGGTCAAAAGCGGTGTAAACGAGACCGCCTTTCACGTTCAGGTAATCGCCGAGCACTTCCTGACGGAAAAAATTCTCGTCATAACTCGACTTCAGGCGCTCGTAAAAATCCGGCGTCTGCCGCAGCAGGAAGCGATTTTCATAGGGCTGCGCCTGAATCGCTTCGTAGCCCTGGACCGGATGCGAGATGAATCGCCGGTACACCCAGTCGAAACCTTTCGGCGTCCACACGGCGAAGCCGCAGCGGCGCGTCGCTTTCGGATCGCGCAGACGGCCTTCGAGCCGCAGCCACGCGGCTTCCTGCACGTACGTCAATTCATCGATGCCGAACCATGCGAGGTTTGTACCGCGCAGGCGATCGTATTCCTCCAGCGAGCGGAGGAGGATCTTCGATCCGCTCTCTGTCAGCGTGATGACGAAGTCGCTCTTGTTCAGGTCGAACGGAATTTGTTCCGTTTCGAGGATTTCCGTCAGCGATGCCAGCGTTGAATCGCGGAGCATCGGATACGTTGGGGCGCCGATCAGGCCTGTGCGGCCGGGATTCTGGTAGCTGAGCCGGATCGCTTCCTGACAAAGCGCCTGACTTTTGCCGGAGCCGATGGGGCCGGAGAATCCTTTGAACCGCGCCTGCGAATCGTGAAACTGCTGCTGGCTGGGGAGCGGCGTGTGCCTGATTAGTCGGTCGAGTTCGAGCATTCGTCCTCCCCGATCCAACGCACTGTGATGTGCCGCGGCTGTTCGTCAGCCAGTTCTCTGCGTAACTGCATCAGGCGAATGAGGTCGCCTACCGTTCCCTTGGTGGATGAGTTCGGTGCGTTGAGGGCTTTTGTGATTGCCTTGATGCCCGCGTCGACCGCTTCCAGGAGTAGTTGTGATTGTGCCGCCTCTTCGGGCGGTTTGTTGTTGAGCAAATCTTGGTCACTCATGCCCCGAAACTAGCAGACGGCGAGTTTGGTCCCGAACCGTGTTTTTTGGAAGTACTTGATAATAAACCAAATAGAGTTGCAAAATTGATGTGACTCTGGTTTTGGGGGTTCCAGGTTTTGGAAAGTGGCGGGG